TAATTCGGAAATAGGGAGCTTGGATAATTCCTCTATTATTTTCTCCCTATTCCCTGCAAGACTTTTAACAATCTTACTAACATTATTATTAATGTATATTGTTTCTTCTAATGTAGCTAATGTTTGGCTATCTGGTGTAGAATATTTAGCTATCTCGGTTTTTTCATAAGTGTTTTCAGCTTTAAGAAAGACATCATTAACAATATAAGTTTTACCAGATCGACCCCGAATAGATTTAACAATATTAAGTTTATTAAGAGTTTCCAAGCAAGATTTAACTGTGGTTCTAGATAAGCCAGTATCCTTAGATATAGTTTCATGCCTTAATCCCGCCTTATATCCGTTCTTTTTCCAACAATATTTCATAACTGATAAGAAAACATTTAAACAATGAGACTTCCTCTCCCCGTCTATTAAATCTAAATGGTGGTATAATTTATAAGTTATATGTAAAAATCCTCTACTTGTATTCATATTTATTACATCCTTTTAAGTGGTGGTCGTGCAAAGTGCGAAGAACCTTAACCCAATCATCCTCAGACATCAATTCAAACTCGGTCTTAGAGCTGCGTATACGCTTGATCCTAAAGGTTAGGGTATCTTGGTCCAATTCCTTATAGAAAACTAAAAAACAGGGTATATTTAAGCGACTAGCGAGGGTCTTTACAAGGTTTGTAGCCTTATATTTCTGATTTTTATCATAACAAGTTTCAAGTTTAGCCAAAGGCTCGTAGCAGCGAGGACAAACCTCAATACTATCTACATCAATCATAGCTATACCCTCGTATTTCCTATGCCAATCATTATAATTGCCATTGGAAAAAGCATAAGTCCAACGTGCCATTAGTTCCTAAATATACCCCAAACTAACAATAATATAAAAGATGATAGCAGCACTTGTAGTTCTATAGGTGCGCCTAAAAATACATCAATCATTTTTTCCCTTTCTTTTTATCTTTAATTAATAATATTTCGTTTTCTTTCTCTTCTAATTGTTTTTCAAGTGCCAGTATAATATCTGATTGTTTTTTTATATATTTCTTAGCTCTTTTTAATTCAAACTTACAATCAATCTCATCAAACATACCCTCGTATGTCATTTTAAAACCTCAATCTTTTTAACCACCGATCTTGGATATACTGTAGTATTACCAACTGTAAGGGAACCATCATCATCAAAGCTATGCGAAGCAAAGATGATAACTTTCTTTGGGTCCTTCAATAAAAGATAACCGGTGTCCTCGCACCAACTGTACGTTTGCTCTTTAGCTTTCTCAAGAGTGGTCCAATCAGATGAAGATACAATATCTTGCCAAATAATTTTTACTCTTTTGTATTTAAACTTTTTCGTACCAAGCACTGTACAGATCCTCTAGTGTTACTTCATTGTTGGTTACTTCTAAAATTTTCTTCACCATATCTGGATCCGGAAATCTTTTTACTTTAGCAGTTAAACACCACCTTTGAACTGACGTGCCGGGATTTTGTACACCTTTAATGCCAAGCTCAAGTCCAAAATTATAGTAGGATAACCCTTTCTTTTTGCGATATTCTTCAAGTGTCATAAGTCCTTTCTTTATCTGATATGTATCTATATATATTATATTATTTTCTTTACAACAAAAAAAATATGTGTATAGATAGTGGAAAACTAAAGGAACTTATGAAACTCAGAGAAAAAACAAAAGAACAATTAATAGAAGAAGCATTTGCAATATTCAATGGTGGAGATGGATTAGATCATTGGTCCTATACTTCTACCTCTACACCTTTTGCAAAAAATTTAATTCAATATACTTTCCCGGAAAAAATTAGAAGAAGTTGGTTATGGAGATACAAGCCTAACTTTGGAAACCTTGTAAATAATACAGTGCAAAGATTAATTGCAGATGTTTTATATAAAACAAAAACTTCTGTCGCTGCAGAATGGGACCGGGATTATAATGTTTGTTTTAATAAAGAGCTAGAAGAAATTAATAAAAAGGACCCGGTAGATAGTAAAGATGAATTTGCAAGAAAAGAAATGGTAAGTTATGCACATGATTGTATAGGTATTACAAAAAAAATAGTGAAAGATTTAATAGGAACTGATAAATTAGTTTGCGAAAAATATGTTGATCACAAAGAATTTACCATGATCAAACCGATAACCGGTAGAGTAGATTATCTGACAGAAAAATTATTTATAGAATTAAAAACAAAACCACCGAATGTTAGAAAGGTTAAGAACAAGGATGAGTGGAGTATGAGTACGCAAGAGCTACCCACTGAACCAGCAATAGATAACCTAACACAGACTTCATTTTACTTTGTAGCAACTGGGAAAATACCTTTCTTAGTTTATGTTAATGACAAAGATTATATTATCTTCGATCAAAGCCACGAGTTAATGAAGGCAGATCATTTAAAATTTCTTTACAATAAAATGGTAGAGAAAATTTTAACATGGGAGAAGATGATTATGTTCTGTGATGGAGACATCAATCAATTAGCAATGATGTGCGAACCACCAGATCTAAATCATTTCTTTTATTATAAAGATCTAGCAGAAGAACAAAAACAATTAATAACCAAACTATGGGGAATGACAGTATGATAAAAAAAAACATATATCAAAAACTACACTCGGCTTGTATCAATGCAGGTGGAGTAAAGAAAGCGGAGAAAGTTAGAGGGATGCACTTCAATCCTTTACTACATGATGCGGTTCAAGAAGTTGCAACGCAATCATTATTAGATGAGGGATTATATCCTACTTGCAGTTATAAAACTGAACTGCATGAGAAGTTTGTATTAGTAACTTGTACTATGACTATTCATGATGTTGAAAATCCAAATACTTTTGTAACAGTAGATGGATGTTCAGCAATGGGTGGCTTAGATAAGTTTGGAACTGGTCAAGCTATGTCGTATTCAAGGAAGTATGCTTTTTTAAATCTATTAAATTTAAAAACAGGTATTCAAGATGATGATGGTTATACAGCAAAACCATTTAAACAAAATTCTACAGGAACAACTGTGGGATCTATGCCAAACAATGGTGTAGCAAATAACAACCGACAAGTAAGTCGATAAAGGAGCAATAATGTCTGAACAATCAGAAAATATATATATCAATCTAGTTAAAAATCCTAAGTGGGATGGTGTTGAAAGTAATCAACCTGTCTATGTTGGTCCGCCAAATGTGGAAGCACAACAGAAAGGAAAGAACTGGACTATTGGTGTTAAAATCAATGGCACTTGGTATAATCAAGCAGCATTCCCAACAAAAGATAAAGATGGGAATAAAGTTGCAGGTGGTTTAACAATTAAGCTAACACCATCTGGATCTGGAAAGTCAAAAAATGACTTTGCATCTGCTTCAAGTAATGGTAATGATGACTATACCTTTTAACATAAGTTAAAATGTATCTAGCAGGGTGGGGTTTTTTTCCCTTTCTATTCGTTTTCCCCACCTTGCTAAAAAAACAATATGAGCAAGATAACAGACTTAGATAAAAAGATTAAAGATTCTATCATAGAGGATAGGCAAAAAGATTATGGAGATTATCAACATAACTTTACTATCCTTGCAGAAATGTTTACTTTAATATTGTTTGATGTTTTAAAAAAAAGAATTAAGCCGCATCAAGTAGGTCATATTATGATGGCACTTAAATTATTTAGATCAACACGAGGATATAAAGCTGATAACTACCATGATTTATCTATCTATAATGATATGGCATTTGAATTACACAAAAAAGATGTTGCCAAAAAGGATAAAGTATGACAAAATTTAAAAGAATCATTACTGGAGAGTGTCATTTTCAAATGATTGAACTCTTTGATGATGTAGAGAAAGCTGCAAACAACTCGAACAGAGGAGAATTTGTAGAATGCAAGATCGAAAATTTAAAATTTGATTTTGCAAAAGTAACAAAGGAGCATGATGGAAAACATCAAGATGCGTCTGCAAAAGCTGAGAGATCAGCAGGAGAAGAAACACAAAAAGTTTCTGGAACTGAAACTCGAAGCTCAGAAGTATCATCTTCAAAGCATGAAGTTGATGGAGAAAGTTAGGCAGACACAAGAAGAGTTATTGACTAGCTATTAGTTACTAACTTTATAATTGAAAAAAAACGAAACAAACTGTAGGGGATCTATGACCATAAATGTAAGTCAATACTATAATCAACACATTAAAAACTTAAATCAAAACCATTTTATCTATAAAGTTAAGAAAGCATTTTACCTTCTTACGAATCAAGAAGAAAGAATATATGAGGTAGGATTCTCGGAAGGATTTTTATATGCTGCTAAAGTTCTGCAAGAAAAAAAAGAAATAGTAGATAGTAATAAAAAAGTAATTGGCTTTGCATTTAAGTCAGCAAGTCCAGAAGCTATCAATAAGATTGTTGATAAGGTTTGTGAAAAATATTGTATCAGTAAGCATACAGTTCTAAGTAAAGATAGACATAAAGAAGTAGTTAGGATTAGAAGTATCTTACACAATCTTTTACATGAGCATTATGATATAAGTATCTCTTCTATTGGTAGGTTCTTTAATCAAGATCATACAACAATTTTATATTCACTTAACAATAAACAAAATAAAAATAGATACTGGAGTTCTGAGCAAACGATATGGAAAGAGTACGAAGAGTTAAAAGAAATCTTGTCGGTGTAAACTGGCATCTAAGATATAGATTAAAGATCGAAGATCTAGAACATAAGCTAGATGATATGAGATTATATGTTAGGCAGCTAGAAAGAAAAATTAAAAAACTTACTTCTTCTTCTTAGGAAAACCCATCAGCATATTTTTGTAAGCCTTCTCAGAGATTGTAGATTTCTTTTTAGATCTACTGATCCCTTTTTTCTTACGCTGATTTATGTTATAGTATAAACCTTTTTTCATTTCTTTTTACCTTTGTGTACACCTTTAATCTTTTTCTTTTGAGCTGTTGCATAAAAAACAGACTCACCTTTTTTAGCACCATAAGTTTTCTTCATGGCTTTCATTATCTTTTTACCTTTTTTTGTTAGTGGCATTTTGTTTCTCCTGTTGTTCTTTATATTTTAATTCACAATAGTTATCAAAGCAAGAACCTTCTTTACCATCATGGCAAAAGTATTCTTTCTTTGCAGTTACAATCCAACCACCTTCATCACTTATTAATTCTTTATTACAAACCTTACAATGACCGCACAATAAAGATTTAGTTGATGGTTTCTTCCAACCTTTTTTCTTTACCATGCTTTCTTCATTGTGATTTCGAAAGAAATTACCATGCTTTGCAAGACCAATATCTTGGTGTCAATTTATTGGTAGCTGTAGAGCAATTATGTCTAGCTCTGAAGCTCTTTCTTCTTGCTGGGATTTGTTTCTTGATACTCATTTTCGGGTCGCCAAATCTAACTAGCTTAACTTTATTTCCTACTTTAGCAAGTACCGCAGATTTTTTCTTAGCACCTGGAGTTCTCTTAGGTTTATTGTAACCAGAAAATCTTTCACCTCTATATGTTATTGCCATTACTTCTCCTTAATAATTTTCTTTATAGTTATACTACCATCTACATTTTTTTCAACTTCAGCTTTGACTTCTCCACACATAAATTGTTTATTATTCATGTTCATATTTCTGGTAGCTTCTCTCTTCATCTTTAAACAAGTGGATAGATTATCTTGAACTCGATGCTCAATAAGTTCACCATTAATAAATAAACATAATGCAAATACTAATCTAGTGATTACCATTTAATTTACCCAAGTTAGCTCTAACAGAATCTTTTAATTTCTCTACATCAATTAATATTTTTTCTATATCTTTTTGTAGTCTTTCAATATTAACTTTGTTAGTCATGTTCTGTTCTTGAGTTTGTTCTAATTTTTCTACTTGTTCTGATATATGTTCTAGCAGCATAAACTGTTCTTGATCGATAGGTAATTGTTTAGATGCAGCTAATAGATCTTGTTCAAATAATTGGTTCTTAGTTTCTAATCTATTTAATCTTTCAATAACTCCAAATGCAAACCAAGCTCCAATTACAATGGTACTGATTAGCATTAAAAGGTTTCTAAGTGGTAAACCAATGTTTGTATTTTCTGATATTTTCATTTAGCAATCTTACCTTTGTTAATACCTTTTTTAATTACATATTGCTGCGTACCATTAGCACCATGATTGACTTCTTGTTTTAGTTTCTTAAACAGTTCCATCTCTTTGTGCTTCTTATTACTTTGTTCAGTAAATCGATCTAATACTTTTGTGTCTCTCATTAACCACCCCAAACATGATAGTCTACTTCTAATCTTTCTTTTAATTTTTTATTAGACTCTTCGTGTACCTGTTTCCATTCACACTCTTTAGTCTCTTCATTGTAATCGTACTCTTGGAAAGTACCTTCATTTATAAATTCATTTTCCATTTTTCTTACCTAACATTTTCTTAATCCATTGTTCTTCAGTAATAACTTTTTTAAGTTTCTTTTTCTTTTTCTTTTTCTTTTTAGCTGTAGATATTTCTTTTTCTACCCATTCAAACCATGAGTCTATCCAACCAAAAAATCTATATAACCATTTATCAATCATCTGCCTTGCCTATTATATCTTTTATAAGATCTCTTTTTACTTTTATTCATACTAGACATCTTAGGTTTCTTTCTTTTAGAGATACTTGTTCTCTTAGGAATCCTTTCATGAGGTAATTTATTTAGATCGAACTTTACTCTTGCCATATTTCTTTTTCTTTTTCTTCTTACCAGTTTGTTGTGCAAGAAGTGTAGGTTTCTTTTTACTATACTGTGATACAAACATTTTAGTTACATCGTATGACATTATTTCCTCTTAATTAATTCAGTTCCTTTTATACCATAAATTGCACCAACAACAGATACAAATAATATTTGAAACCACATAGGTAGTTCATTAAAGTATTGAAAAAATAAATCTAGCTTTGACTTAATATCTTGATCGTTGCTGAAAACACTATAGACCAATAGAAGAATAGGAAGAGACACAAGTATAAGTACAAATTCATCCTTCCAAGAATTTTGCTGATCCGATTTAATAAGTTGAGCATATTCAATTTCACCTTTAGCCATCTTCTCTGCATGAGCTTTCTCTGCATTAGACATTAACATCTTAGTTTCTTGTCTATTTTTATAAAGATGTGATGCTGTCTTTAAACCTAATCCTAATAAATTCAACCACATTATCTAATATCTCCAATTACTGGTTTATATTTTGTCTTACCATTTTCTTTGTAAGCTCTCAAGAATTGTTTTCGTGGTTTATCTGAGTAGCTGCAATGCACCCATCCAGAGTTAGGTTCGCCAAGAGTGTAAAATTCCAGGATCATTTGATCCCAATCTTCAAGGTTATCTTTAATCCAGTAAGCAAGATCAGCATTATCGACACCTGCTACTTCAAAGTCTGCTGCCATTCCTTCTGCGTGTTGGGAGTTAATGGAGCTGCCAATCTTAACGCATAGCTCTGGAGATCTGAATCCAGATGTTATAGTTACTGGACCAAACTTATCTCTAACTGGTTGCAGTATCTTCTCGCATAGATTTTGTAACTTCTCTATTTGATCTGAGTTAGGTTCATTAGGTATATTATTTCTGATTGCAAAATCAGATTTAGTAAGTTCTTTTAATGTAAAGTTTTTAGATAAATTCATTCGTATATTATTTTCACTCCTAATCTTTTTTGTTCTTTTGTTGTATGTCTATTAATAAACTTTCCTTTTAACTTTCTTTTATATCCATCTGGTGCAATATAACTATCAACCTTTCTATAGTTTTTAGATTTAACATCATAAGCAGTATACTCACCTGTTGTCATATTTAAAGTAACAATAT